AAACTCAGGACCAAATCAAGACTTATCTAGGTATGGATTAACACCTAAGGAAACTGGTTATGAATTTGCGGCAAATAATAATTCTGGCGGAACAGACACTATATTATTTAATGCAGTTAATTCAGGTATATCAGAACCTAATGCAACAGCACTGCTCAAAACAGAAATGCGTCAAGCGGCAAATTTTGTTGCAACAAATTATGCAAATAATAGAATGTCTAAAAACCAATTTCAGATTACAACTCTTATTGCACAAAGTTTAGGACCGTCATTATTCAGCAAAAGTAAATTTGGACAAGCATTAGGTACAAGAAAAACTTCTATATACCCAAGTGCTATAGGATCAATAGGACAAATAGCCGGTAAGCAAACACTTACAGGGTTAGAAAAATTCAGCGATCTTGCATCAGGAGGTACGACTGCAGATTATTACAGACTTCGAAATTCTGACAAATACAATATGTATTCAGTAATGTATATGTACCCTGATTATGTAGCAGGCACAAGAACAAATCTTTGGAATGATTTTTACCCTTCAAGCAATGGGTCATCGGTAAGTGTTGAATTTATGTATAAAAATGTATCTAACAATTATGCACAAATATTACTTGACGGTGGATTAATAACCGGATCTTAAGATTTTTTTAGTTGATTATTTTCTGTAATTAACTCGTGTATTCGAATCCAAGCCTTACGTTTTTGTTCTTCTTCGGCTTTGATATTTCGTTTGAGTAGTTCTACTTCATTTGATAGGCTTTGAATTTCCTTTGATAATTCGATTACTTTTCTTCTCATCTGTTCTTCAGCGGTGTTGTTTAGTGTAGTTACGTCGTTACCATCAAGTATGTTCATCGAATAAGTTCTCCTTAATAATATTTATTATGTCGTAATTTAAAAGCACCTCAGTATGGCTCAAATGAACCTCAATATGTTCAACATCAGAAAATCCGTTAGGAATCTTCTTTTGTGTTGCCACAGTGAGCAAACCATCATTGGCTTGACCCATGCCGGCTAGTTCATTTCCATATCCGGCTCCTGGTCCTTTGGTAATTATATTTTTGATAGGTAAATCTAATTTAGACTCTGCAATTTCTTGTATTAAAAAACTACCAGGTTTTACGTTTAAAAATAATTTACTTTGTCTAAACACCATACTAAGCCATTTAGCAGATTGACTGCCTCCCCAAGGAGAACTTAGTGCAATAAATTTTTCTATAGGCTGTTTAAGATTTGCTAACAATACTGTTAACAAACAACCATAACTATGAGCCACAACACTAAAAGGCTCGCCTTGAAATTTTGCTTGTATTTCAAAAGCAAACCTTTTTGCTATGGTGTTTGGGTCATCCTGCGTTTGATACTCTAAATAGAGTCCATTATGGTCTGGTAAAAATACATTAATGTAATTAAAACTGTGGGCAGTTTGCCCTGAACCATGAATAAAAACTATATTAGGCAATTTTTGCATCGAGGATCATCTTCTCCATTTGGTCAAACTCAGCAGGCACATTATCTTTTTGACCTACCATGTTAACCATTTCGAAGATGACATACTTCTTAGTATGATAGTCATAAATTCCCAAAGAATGAATTCTTTTGTTATTATAGTGAATCATTTTATGAAATCTAGGACCAAAGCCAGTTGTATGTTCAAACTTGCCCTCTTTGATAAGTTTATTAGCCTTATCTGCTAGATCAACTACTGTATTAAAACGATCTAATACTTTTTTCATGTAAATTCCTGATATTAGGGTTAAACAATACATTAACTTTGTTAATGTTCCTATATTATGTAGTCACAACAAACAAAAGTCAACCGTTTTTTTGGCTTCATTAAAACTAGTTTTAAAGGAAGTTGATAAATATTGATATGGCAAACATATACAAAGGCTTTAGCACTACAGACAGAATAAGACCTCCTTATACTGTCACAAATGCAGAGGCAGTAAAAAGAGACTTACTCAATGAACTTAAAACTCGCAAAGGCGAGAGAGTTATGAGACCTAACTTTGGCACAACTATAGATAACTTGTTGATGAATCCATTAGACGATTATGTAGAACAAGAAATCAGAGAAGAAGTACTAAGAGTTGTAAGCAAAGACCCTAGAGTAGAAGTTCAAAGTTTGTTTAGTCAAATTTTGGACCACACAATCAGATTAGAACTATCTCTTATATTGAAGCCTTTCTTAGATGAACAAACATTATATGTTGAATACAGCCAAGAAAATTTAGAGGTATAACATGGCAGTTAACAGTAGACAAAACAATTTATTCGCCGCGGAAGATTGGGAAGTTGCATACCAGGCTTATAGCCAAGTAGACTTTCAAGCATACGATTTTGACACAATCAGAAGTGCAATGGTGGAATACATCAGAACAAACTTCCCTGAAAACTTTAACGATTACATAGAAAGTTCGGAATTTATTGCTATTATAGAACTATTGGCATACCTTGCACAAAGTATTGCATTCAGAATGGATGTGAATACCAGAGAAAACTTTTTAGAAACAGCGGAAAGAAGAGACAGTGTTTATAAATTAGCAAGACAACTTGGTTATAATCCAAAAAGAAATATTGCCGCCAGTGGCTTAATGAAAGTTATGTCTATTTCTACATCAGAGCCTTTAACAGATAGCATAGGTAATCAAATAGGTAATAGAACAATCAGTTGGAACGATGCCAACAATGCAGACAGTTACGAGCAATTCATTACTGTAATGAATAGTGCATTTTCAAACATTAATAGATTTAGTAAACCTGTTAAGACAGGTTCTGTTGGCGACATCATCACAGACTTATATGAAATTAATACACCGTTAGTTGCACCATTAGTTTTTAAATTTAAATCAGACATCAATGGCACAAGTAGAAATTTTGAATTTGTAAACACAAATTTTGAAGACAACGGATTTTTTTACGAAAGACATCCTGACCCAACAAACGATTTTGGAATAGTTTACAGAAACGATGGTTTAGGATTATCAAGCAGTAATAACGGATTTTTCTTAATGTTCAAAGAAGGAACGTTGCAATCCCAAACATTTAATTTTGAAACACCAGTAGAAAATAGAAGAGTAGCAATAACAACAGAAAACATCAACGAAGACGATGTATATTTTCAGCAAACAGATGGCAATGGTGTTGTGTTAACAAAGTGGGAAAAAATTCCTAACACAGTAGGTCAAACATTACAATTTAATACCAAAGCAAAAAACACACCTCTATTGTATGCAGTTCAAAATTTAGGAACTGGTGGTGTCGAACTACAATTTGCGGATGGCAACTTTGCAAATGTTCCTGTAGGAAATTTCCAAACTTTTTATAGAACAAGTGCAAATGAGCGATATAGAATTCAACCCGATGATGTTGGCAATGTAGTTGTAGTAATTCCTTATGTAAATGCTGACGATGTACAGTTCGAATTAACTTTGACGTTAAGATTACAAAAAGCAATCAATAATGCATTACCGGCTGAAACATTAGAAGGCATAAAAGAAAGAGCACCACAGGCTTTTTATGCTCAAGACAGAATGGTGTCAGCACAAGATTATCAAGTTTTACCTTTAGCAAAAAGTACAAATATTGCTAAATTAAAAGTTACAAATAAAACCCATGCAGGACATAGTAGATTCATAGACATCACTGACCCAACAAGCACATTCCAAACAACAAGTGTACTTGCAGAAGATGGCGCATTATACAAAGAGCAAACATCTAGCACAAAAGGGTTTGTAATTGACCAAAACAATACTGCTGAAGAACAATTAGACAAATCACTTCCATTGTATTTAAAAGACATGGAATTGAATGATTTTGTTTACAGCACTTATAGACAAAAATGGATTGAAAGACAACCAAACAAATTTAAATTAGACCAATATGGAATGGTATGGCACACATTGCCTATTACCACAACAAATGACACTGGCTATATGACCGAAACATTTACTCAAAGCGGAACAGTAGTAGACGTAAATATTTCAAATCCTAACTTATCTTTAATACAGCCAGGACATTTAATAAAATTTGTCAACCCAGGCGATATATCACAATACAAATGGGTAAAAATTGTTTCTATTAGAGACAACGGAAGACGT